CCTGTAGAATACAGGAATCAATCCCTTCAACTTTAGAAAAACAATTACAGTGTCCAAATAATTGGGTTCACTTCATACCTCCTGTTTTTTTATTTACGTAGTAATCACGCAAACGAGTAATTGTAGCAGGCTCATCTTTTTCAGACTTACCTTCGTTAAGAACCCTTTTAATTTCTTTTTTATAGTTAAAGAAATCTTCAAAGTTTTTGTATCTCGGTCTTGCCCGTTTGCCCTTTCCTTTTTCAGCCTTGACAGCGAAATTAAGAAAGGCCTGCCAGTGTACCCATCTTTCTTGGTCAATCTGCTTTAGTTCGACTGACTTCATGAGTAGTCGATACTCTTTTAACGTCAAATTATCCACTTGGTCGAGACTAGTAAAACCTAGATACCGAAAACAATTGAGTGCAATCTCTTCGTATAAGGCGTTCCAGTCTACTGGTTTTTCCCTTCTCGTTTTGCTTTTTCTTCTTCTAGCTTGTGAACTGTCTTCTTTGTACAGTTCGACGTCTTGAAAAAATCAATCACCTGTTCAAATAAGGCATCGATGTCTGTGCTTTCATCTTCCAAATAGCCATTGATGATACTTTCTGTCGCTTTCGGATTGCCGTCTGCCATCAACACCAATGCATCTCGTAAAGCGAGCACATCACCGTCCATGATGCCTCCCACCATCAGCTGCAGACCTACATCTACTCGGATTCCTTCATTGACCATAAATTGAGTTTTATTGGCCTTGGTCATAAAGCCAATACCAGCTTTAAAGCTGTAAACTTTATCCTTAATCGTTAATTCCATCGTTTGCATGATTCTTTCCTCCTATACAAAAATAAGGGGCCTTTTCAGGCCCTGCTTATACTATTTATTCGCCTTCTCTGGCTGTATCTTTAAATACGTAAGATGCCAACTCTTGCTGCTCATCTGTTACCGTAGCGTACCCAGTAGCACCTGTTCCATTAGGACCATAAGTCATACTGATTTCTGTGGCGTCCTCTGCGCTTGTGCTAAGAGTTAACTCCGTAACAAATCCTTGATAATACGTGGCTTTGAATTTACCGGCATTGTCCGTAGATCCTTCTTCGTCAAGGTTAACTTCCCACAACTCTACTACACTGCCATCGATTACGGCCTTTTTGATCTTATCGATCATATCGTCTCCTTTGGCCATGATCGATGTTAGGGAAATCTCCGTTTCAACGGCTCCCGGTGTACGGATAGGTCCGCTTTTAGTCTGCGTAATGTCCGCATCTCTGGATAAGCTGTTCTCATTTTCCGTCGAGAAAGCGATAGATTTCGCGTCTGTCGTTGCCGCATCGGCCAGCATTCTGTATAAATAGATGATTCGTTTACCCTGTACTGCCTCAAGTGTTTCCGCGAAGCGCTGTAGATCAAATGGACGTAATTTCAGGGCTTTAAAATCTAACTTCTTCATTTTCGTTCCTCCTTAGAAACCTGTAAGTTTAAAACTAAAATCAATAACACCATGCAATAAAGGAGTCTCTGTCGTATCGTCATTTAAGATTCGCTGATTACTATAGTTCAAATTCCATTTATAGGATTTTGTCTTTGTGATCTTAAACGCTACTCGTTTTATATCAAGCAACATCTTGGATACTGTACCCCGTTGACGGATGTTGTTATGCCAAACGTGTATCGTCTGACTGACATCGGCCAATATCGCATTTTTATAACCAAAATCATCAGTGATCTGGTTATCCGCCAAATATATAAAAGGGTATGGCGTATCTTTTGGCGGCAACGCACCGTCATAAACGTCATACCCTAGTTTTTTTAATTCGACCAACAAGGCCGAGAACAGTCCCTGTTGTGGGTCCATCATTTCACCAACTTTTCCATATCGGATTTAAATTCCTTACCGACTTCTTGCAGAGCGGGTCTCATATAAGGTTGTGCTTCCATAAAGCGCGTACCGTACTCTACATAGCCGGCATAGTTTACTGTCGCTTCGCTTTCTGCCGTCAAGCCGGAATCTTTGATTTCAAGCATGATACTTCTTTTCAAAACACCGGTATCAACAGGAGCTTTCTCCTGCGCACTTTGCTGCAGGCGAGATCCATTTTTCTTGATGACCGTTTTGACGGCCTCTTTTTTCATATTGTCCTGTAACTTGGCTGTCAGCTTTTCCATACCCACTAATGAGATTCCTTTAGACATCATTGCACCTCCGAAACAACAAAGGACTGTTTGACTCTGAGTCGTCTTGTACGATCCACCCGATAGACCTTGTCGCCAATACGGATATTGTCAAAGGTCTGATCAAAGTGATTTTGGATTGTTAAGGTCAAAGAGCCCTGTCGGATATCACCGTAAACAAGCTTCATGGTCTCGGTCTGCGTGTCCATGACCGAAGCCATGACCATTGTTTCGGATACTGAGTCAGCTCCGTAATTTCCTGTTGACTCATCGTACTCACCTTGCGTCAAACACCGGAAATAGATAGGTGTATCGTATCTCATAAAAAGCGTATCCTACCCTTTGACTCGTCAACTTGTTTGTCTCGCCATGCCTGGATGTCGTCAGCGAAATCGGCAAAATCATTGTCCTTAAAAGACCAGGACTCTCCCTCTACGGAGTGTGAGGTAGTGCCCTCTGAGCCGATACGGTTGTACCGTCTGACGGCAATCTCGACCTCGATATACTCTAGTTCTTGTGGTACAACATCAACGCCTAAGAGAGCCTTTAAACGGCTCTCTGTAAGCGTAATGATCGTACTCAACTGAGTAGAGTCCTTGGTCAGTCCAAGCATGGATTTAATATCGTCAATTACCGCCATACGATATCACTCCTTACTCGGCAAACGTGGCTTTGGCAAAGTTAAAGGTTACAACAGACTCACCATCAACGATGACCTCAAAGGTGTCGGTTTTAGTCACTCTAAAGACGTTCATGGCTTCCCATGCGATGTCTTTTTTCGATTCTTCGCCATTTTTCTTAAAGGTCATTTTAGTACCGGTCTTCGTGAGCTTGAATGGGAAGAAATAGCCTTCCTGTTCGGCCGGTACCGTCTCGTTGAACTGTGTATAATCGGTAACATGCTTTAAGGTACCGGTTACCGTACCATCAGCAAGTACCTTAACATCATCCCCGATCAGCGAGCTTACTCGCTTTCCATATAGGGTCTGACCCTGTGTAGGGATCGTTAATACGTCAGACCCAATTATTCCCCCGAGATTGTACCTACGATAACGCCATCCAGTAATTCTGGGAAGAATACAACACCAGTCATTGCTAATGTCTCAACAGTAGCGTTAGATCCTACAACGTAGTGAGTCATACCAACCATACCTGTAGTATCTCCAGTCAAACTGAAAGACTGTGCTACATCACCGGAAGAGGCCGGTACATAAGCACCGTTTAAGTTTTCTTTTGCCGTGGCAATCAATTTACCTTTAGTCAAAGATGGGGTAACAACTACAGTACCCAACCCTAAGAAATCCTCAATGTAGGACATACCGAAAGCGGTCTGTAAAGTGATTGGGGCCGTACCTAAGTAGTCAGCCACATCATCGCTGGATACGAAATAGATCGGTGTAGCGTCCTGATCAACGTAGAACTTTTTCAAGGCTCCCCATGCGGCACTTAATGTAGTCTGCAAGTTAGTACCGGATGCCGTACCTGTACCCGTAGCTAACAAATCATAGAAGTCTTTCTTAATTCCACCCTGGATACCGGATAACAGTTTTTCATCTGTTTTGTTAACAGCCAAAGAGCGACCAGAGCGCTGAATAGCTTCGGCAGTTGTAGCCTTACGGAATTTTTTCAAAGTCAAATCAATAGTTTTGGCAACTTTCTGATTGATCTTAGTCAGGTTGATTGTTTCGCCCTCAGCAACCTGTGCAGGAGTACTTTCCTGAGTCATCTTGTAGATCTTGATAGACGTACCGTTGGCCATTGGAATCATTTCAGTGATGCCTAAGACTTGCTGCAACTCTGTGATGTTGGATGCCAAACGGCTGGCAAAGTCGATGGAAATAGCTGGTTCCAAATCGGTGGTAACGATTGTGTTAGTTGGCGCAGCAAAGCGCTGCAAATTAAATTTACGTAATTGTCGTTTTAAATATCTCATTTTCTTTTCCTCCTATTGTTGTGTTTTGAATAGATCCATATTTTCGTTGATCAAGCGTTGACGTTCACGTCTGTCCTGCACTTTCAAGATCTCTTCTTTTGTGATCTTTTTATTGGTGCTTCCGGCAGTTGGTGCCTTACCCTTCAAGCGTTCAGCTACAGCGTCCTGTACCGCTTTTTCAAAGGCAGCCGCAAAAGAGTCCACCGCATTTTTTGTGGCCTCTGCATCGGTACTGATTAGGTTTTTGATCAGATCATCACTGACGTTGATGTGTCTGTCGGCTAATAAGCCCCTTGCAGTTTTAGCCATCTCACCAAGCGCTCTCTCATTTTTGAGAGCTGCCAACTCTTTCTGCATTTCTTTAAATTCATGGGCGCGCTTCTCCTCATCGGACATATTCTTCAAACGCTCAGCTTCGCTTTTATCCTTTTCCTCTTTGTCACGTCTCTTATTGACCTCGGCGGCTTTACGACGTAAAGCTCTCTGCATGTCTTCTTCCGTGTATTTAGGAGTTTTGCTGTCATCCTGTTGATTGGTTTGGTCATCTTCCGGATCTCCTTCGTTTGGATTGTCCTCGTTTGGAGTTCCATCGGCACCTCCATCTCCCTCATCGGCAAAGCGCTGCAGATCAAAAGGTCTGCGTAAAGCAAAATTGTAAAATTTGATTCTATTCGTAGATTTCATGATTTTTCCTCCTTGTTTATGGTCGTGAATAGATGCGACTCCGGCTTGATATTAAGGACCTCAAGCTTAAGGTCACCACGTAGCTTTTATAGCCGTCCACGTCTAGGCATAAAAAAAGACCCGGCTACATATCGCTCAGGTCATGTCTTATAAACTTAGGCAGTTTCCTGTGAGGTGGATCTTTCACCCGGATCAACTCCTTTTTCTGCTTACCGCAAAAAATGCAGGTACGTACTCTTACTTCCGTCCTGCATTGATTGTTCTTGTCAAAAAATATTCTTTGGCCATTTTCGGTCCATCTATGATTGCACATTCTTCAAATCCTTTGAAATTTAATTAAATTTCTTACCAGTCCGACACCGACACATAGTCCGGATATTGAGCTTCCACGCCTCTCACACCGATCCGAAAAATATCGATCGAACTACCGGCCCACTCATCGACACGCTTGATCCTGGCTTTAGAGGAGTTCTCGTATTCAAACACCTCAGCAGAGGATAGCTGTAAAGCGCTCATCAACGTATCAAACAAAGTGGATATTGCGCTGCAAACAATATCCTTTCCTGGCTCTGCGTATTGCGCATGTCCATTTATCGTGATCTCGCAATCATCATCGGTCTGATGGATACTGATATGGATCACGGCCCATCACCTCCATTCGGGCATAAAAAAAGCCACCCTTACGGCGGCTATTAAAATCTAAACACTTTTAATAATTTCTTTTAACTGCTTTTTTAGATTAGCGGCATTTATACAATACGGATCATGCTGTACTATTGCATCGCACGCATCGTATCGATCCGCGAGCTCCCATATTCGTGACACAATAGTATTCTCGTCATTTCGATCATTGGGATCAGCAGAGTATTCCAAATCTTCCTCATGATCCACCCAGAATTGATCAACATAATCGCAATAACCAAGTGCGTCAAAATTATCGGCATGCAAAAACTTATTTGTTGTGTCTAAAAATTTTCTAAATTGCTCTGTCATAACTTCTTCACCCAGTCTTTCTTAATCGTTTTTCGAGGTACTATCGTTGTTAGATAGCCGTTGATATCGTCAATGACAATACCAATATTGTTATAAAACTTAACATATCTATGAGTCTCTAAATCGATATAGTTTACCGGCTTAGAGAGCGTGTCAAATATGTCATCCTTCGATTTAATCCTACCACTATTTAAGCGTCCCAACAACTGCTTGTTAAAATGTTCGGTGGATTGCCAACCTTTTTTTGCGAACTCTTCATGGCTCCGCAAAACTTTAATTTTAAATTCATTGTTGGTGTACTTATCTCTTAAGGTGATTCCAAAACCATTATGATAGACTGCGTTATTCTCTATACGTAATAATGACGATCGATTTGCATCTTTCCAATCCTGAAAATTAAGATGGTGCGCAGAATAGCTATCTAGCCACTCATTGTAATCGTCATCGTCCATATAAGCTGACGTGCTACATCGACAATGCGGATGCATCGGTGGCATATTGACGCCTGCATTAGCTGTCTCAACCTTGAAATGATGCCCGTCAATTTTACGGCACACCTCACAGGCTGTTCCTAGCGCTAAAAAGGTGTACTCATCAAACCCGTTACGTTTAAAAGACTGCATCTGTGCCTCTGTCTGTACTCTTGTCATCTCGGTCACAAGTAAGCGGTTAGCCTGGCTTTTTGTGACATCGAAGATCTTACGGATCTGGGGGATAAACTCTCTAGGATGCCTACCAGCTATCAGGGCATTTTGTAAGATTGTAGATAGCTGGTTCCTTAAAGATGCCTGTTCGGCCCATATGCGGTCGCTAAATGTAGCATTGTGAAAAGATGCGTTCACAATTGCTTTGGCAAGCTCCTTATTGTTCTGGATAGACTTACCTAAGATGCCGGCCTGTCTTTCAATCTCAGCCAATGTCCGGCCCTCTAATTGCTCAGCCATGAACTTCTCAATCTCATTTGATCCCGCACAAAGCTCAAGACCAATCTGTGCTTTTAGAAGTTCCAGGCGGTTGACTTTCATTGTCAAGTTATAAATACGCATCTCTTCATTGGCCTGATCTGAGAAGTCTTTTTCTTTTACATACTTCTTAGCTTTCTCAGCGTATGCCTCTATATCAAGCTTATTCGCTCTTCTTTTGGCCTCGGCCATGCTGATTTCCTCTTTATTAGCATATTTAGCATAAAAAGAGTAGATTTGATCACTGACCTCGGAAAGCATATTCTTGTAGATCCGTTCCAGATTTTTTCTGTACTCTCTTTCGTCCGTGATGTTGTGCTTCCTTTGCTCTTCTTCGCGCTCTCTCCAGTAGTCCTCGCTATTCTTCGGCATCTACTTCATCCCCTGGAAAATGGTTTTCTTGTTCATCCGTAGGCTCAAAGTACTGAGCGATGACCTTATCTGTATTTGCCTCGGTCTCAATCTTGTCCAATTCTGCCTTCACGTCATTCACAATCGACAATACGCTTAACTGTGTCTCTTGACTGACAATACCGCTCAACTGCTGGGCTATCTGTGCTTCTTCTTGTAGATTGGCAGGGAAGTTTTGCGTGAATTTGTATTCGACTTTTAACCAGTCATCGGCTGCCATATTGTTGATGGCGTTGCTAAAGATAACCTTATATCGGCGATTCATGCCGGATACAAACTTGCGTTCTTTGGTTTTTGCCAGGTTGGACATGGACAACAGCTTGTACTTGAGAGCGATACCGCTCGATGTACCAAAATTTTCATCGTTAATATTGGCCACCATCGAGTTTTGGAAAATCAGTCTTTCCAGGCGGTTGATCAAGTTCTCCTGTGTGGTGTCGGCGTTCGGCTTGTCCAAAAAATCCACCTCTACACCAGATAAGTCGTCTTTTTCGAGGTTGATGATTCGATGATCTCTCACGCTTTTCAGCTCTTCATCACTCAATTTAGGTCCCAAGATCTTTAGGTAAGCGTCAGCAAAGTAGTCCACATCATTGGCCTTTTCCGATATAGCCTTGTTATAGGCATTGATCATGGAGTAGCACGGCTCAAAGATCGACATACGCTCTTCGTTCTCGATAAACTCCGTCGCCGGAATGTCACTGAAACCGTGATCTTTTTCTTCGGTAAAATGGAGATTTCCCTTGTCTGTGAAAAAGTAGATCTTGGATGCATCTCTAACTTCGCCGTGGGTAAATCCCTCGGAATCCACTTTGTAACTGACAAAGTATCGAGGATTCTGCTGCACGGTCTCATCGTAAACCATAAACCCCTCAAGTGGGTTTAGATACATAATAGCTACCTGGCTACTCTCATCGTTGTAATAGACCTCATATCCTTTGCCGTAAATGCTACAGATCCTTGCCAATTCGGCGTTGTTGTCGTCCTGGTCATTGTACTGATCTAGCAAGTTTAGATACTCGGCCACTCGCTTATCTTGGGAGTTGACTTTGATCGGTACGCCAATAAAAAAACCGATCATGGTGTCAACAATGTACTTGGCAAAGTTGACCACGATTCGGTTATCGGGTTTGTATTTTTCTTTGTCTGCCTGATGCAAAATCGGATAGTCCCCGATGTACGCTTTTCGCAGCGTTTCATAACGCGTGACGCACAGCTTTTTGTGTTCAGCAATCAGATCTTGCAGCACTGCTATGCTCATCTCTTTGTCATCCGGTAAGGTAATGAGCTCGTCCGGTTGGATGTAGCTATTGAGCTTGTCCATACTAGATACCTCCTGTCAATATATTCAGCCTTGCTTTCGGCTTTCTCTCTTCTTCGATCGAGTACCTTAGCATGGCCATTGCGTCATCAAAAAAGTTGACCGGCTCATCCAAATACTCGTTAGTTTTGTCATTCTTTTTCCACTTCCACTGCTGGATCTCCTTGATCGTATTTATGCAGCTTGGGTGGATATGTATTTTATGTAATTTAAGGTAGTCGATTTGCGCCCTTACACTGTTTGGCTCCTTTTTGACACCTTTGGCTTTGTATCCAGCTTTACGCCACATTTTAATGCGGTCGGGCTCTGCTGAGTCACACCACATCGTCAAAGACTTGTCAAAGCCTTTCTTGTTGGCTAGGTCAATCAGCTCACCTGTGTCCTTTTCAAACTCGTAAATTTCCCGGCAAAGATACAGCTCGCCATCTTTAAATCCGACCTCGCCAATGCAGTCGGCGTGGTTGTAACCAAAGTCCTGTGAATTGACCATATAGTCAAAACGCTCCGGCGAGGTGTCAAATTCCTCGATCACGTAATTGGTCAAGATCAATCCTCCAACCTCTCCCCACTCTCCAAGTCCGTAAATGCGGTAACCATCCGGATCAACCTCTTTACGTCTTTCCATGCGTCGGTAATACGCCTCGTCAATAAAGCGGTTGTCCTTATAGGTCGAGTGATGCGTAAAGACATCCGGATCAGCACGATCGAAAAAGTGCTTTTTGATCCAATGGCTCGAACTAACCGGGTTAAAGGTCAAGCGAATCTGATAAAACTGACCTTTTGGCAGCTCTCCACGAAGACGGTCGTCGATAATCTCGAAATCGCTCTGTGTCAGCTCTGTGGCCTCCTCGATCCACACATCGGTAAGCTTACCTCGCTTTACGGCGATAGACTTTAGCTTTTCTCGTTGTTTTTCATCGTTCACGCCACGGAAAAAGATCTGATTGTGATTGGCAATGCACTCAAGCCTCATATCGCTCGAATTGATGTACCAGTACTTTTTGTACTGCTCTCCGAACATCCGAAAGATGGCTCCCTGCAGCTCGGCAAAAGTACTGTCACGGTTTGTTACATCGGACTTGCGGACACACAACAAATTACGCCCAGGATCAGACATCAGACGTAAGATGTAATGCTGAGCGGTATCGACTGATTTACCCGATCCGGCAGATCCTTTCATAACGATGTACCTTTTCCGGCTTTGATCGGGGTCTTTAAATACCCGGTTAGCCTTAATCGTCAGATCCATAATCCACCTTGATGTTAAGCGTCATATCGCCATCCAAAGTCAATCCATCTTTAAACATCCCGTACCGTTTGCCCAGTAACTCAGCCGCCCGGATACGGTCTTTTTCCTCCGGGTGTTTTTCAACGACAACTTGGTATCCGTCGCCGTTAAGCTTTAACACCTCTGACTTCGAATTACCACGCATCACCGAAGTGAGGTACTCCTCGACCTCCTTGATGTCCGCTGTGTTTTGATCGTGTATTTCGGCTTGCTTTTTTTGGATGTACTCTCTAACATCTGGCCTTTTTAACAGCTTGGATGCGTTGGATCTCGCCGTCATATCTGCCTTGCATGTCTTGTAAACACGTTTATAAGCAGCACTGGCATTGAGCTCTTTGTCTTTTAAATACTCTTCGCAAAACAGCATCATTTTCTCGGTCATAGGCTACCTCCTTTCCGTCATGCCTGGTGCTGACTCGATGCTAAAGTTAGGAGAGAGAAAGAAAGCATGGTCAGCTGTTGGCATCAAAAAAGGCCGACTAATAAGCCGGCCAATTTTTTAAAGTGTGTCGAAAATACAGACCTTTTTATTGCACCACCCACCATTTATAACGGGAAAAGGTACACATGGATCAATAACGCGAAAATAGCGGACGCTAATGATAGTGTTCTTGATCTCAGGAGATTAAAGCAGAAAGGTCGGACGTAAAAAACTTCACTACCACATGAAAGGCTTTTTTATCTTACTTTTCGACACTATCATTATAACACCTTGACAAGGTTAGTTTACTAACTCATTCCGCTACTTTTGATCAGATCAATGACCTTTTTGTATGGATTCTCGTAGTGATAATCCATAGACAGTCGCTTGTACGATACTCCCCGGAAAAAAGCATCGGCAAAGTCCAGTTCTTGCCTTGAGCAAGATACCTTAAGCTTGATGTAATAATCTTCCGCCTCTTTACGGCGCTTAATAAACTTTTCCTTTTCCTCCATCAGCTCCCACTCGTCGGTCATTAGACTGTTAACAATACTTGTCTTGTCCTTGTGGCTCTGGACTTTTGGTAAGTCGCCATGCCCTTGAGGACATGAGGGTTCCGAAATGGTCCGGATCTCCTCATGCACTCTTTTGAGATCAAGGTCAATGCCTTGTATGATTTTCTGATACCTCCGCAAGCTCTTGATCTCGTGGAGTATATACTTTGCTTTATCGTCTGTCATGTTACCTCCTACGATCGCGGTCTTTTCTTTCTCTGTATCCTCTAATGTTACTTATGGTTTCCTGTAGATTTCGGATCGTAGTTTGTTGCCCGAAATACGCTCTCTCCAACTGCTCATGTTGCTCAATGAGTTGGTAATGCTCATCGACTAGTTGCCTCAAGTCCTCCGCCTGGTTTTTGACGTAAGAGGATTTACGACTATTGCGCTCCAAAAGCTCGATGCAGTCCAGGTAATGGCCTTTATTCATTCTTTCGGCCTCCCTTTGTGATCGTCTGAACCAGCGTTTGCATAATGACTACGATCACAAATGCTAAAAACAGTATTACGGCTATCAAGCCAAGACCTTTAATGGTCTCAATCAACATGTCAATCATGATTCATCCACCCCATACTTTTGGCTGTAAAATAAATAGCCTCGATCTCTTTGGCGCTCAATACCACGCTGTTAGAGCTCTCATCGGTAACAGCGACCTGTCGGCCCTGCATATCAAAGGTAATGGTCTGATGTCCAATAGCCTTAAAGTAGTTTTTGACAACGCCGACGATCTTGTTACTCTTGTATCCCAGTTTGTGCCAGAGTACGGCAGGGTTGTATTTCCCGCCGCTCATTTTTTGTCACCTCCGGCACTGCTGCCATAAGCATTTGCGATTGCTGTCATAGTTTCCGCCCACTGAGCTAATAAACTTTTCATCCTGCTATTATCGATCAGCTGAAATCTGGCATCATCAAACATCCTATGCAGCTTGTTTCCCGATACAAACCTTTTAGCAATAGCAATTGCCACACCTTTTTCCGGATCAAACGGCTCGTCCTTACTGCACTTGGCAACGGTCTTTGTCCCGTCATCCCAAAGTATAACTGTCGCCGGTCCGTTTACGATCAGCTTTTTAGGTTGAACTTCCTGAACTGTGAATTCCAGGCAGTTATCACCACTTTTTACTTTTAGTTCTGCCATTTTTTAGCCCTCCTTTTTATGCTGCCGGCATCATGGCGCTTTGATCGCCATATGCAAATTTGATTGTTAAGTCCTGGATCAACCGCTCCACACCTTTGTCATCCAAATAGCCGTTGGTAAAGATCTCGGTGTAGCTATTGCCGTCAAAAGAGTTTTTGACAAAACGAGCCTCGAATGGATGGTCCTTGTCGCCTCGAGTTAAGATCTTTGATCCTTTGGCCTTGTACCAGACGATCAGCTCGTAAGGGCCGTGGATCTTAAACTGCCATGAGGCAAGCACCGTATCGCCGAAGTTACGGCAAGACTGGCTGATTGGCTTAAAGCCGACGTCTAGCTTAGGCTCCATAACCCTGCACCTCCTCATCCAGCTCGTTTAGCAGATCCAGGACAAGGTTCAACGTAGTATCGTTATTACAGATATGCTCGTTGACAACATGCCGTGTGTAGCTCTTGAGGGCTGTTGACAGGTCGGTATGATAGCCGACGAGTGTTACTACCTCTCTATCGGTGTTTGCCTCGTCATCGTGCCTTACGGCCCTCTTACAGAGTTTTAGACAGTTGCCATCACTGTCGATAAAGTAATTGTGTTTAAGATTTAACATTATTTGTCCTCCTTGAAGAGTTTCATGATTTTATATTTACGGCCCGCTCTCGCTTTCTGTCGGGTTACGATGCAGCGGAAAGATACCGGTTTGATGCCCAAAAAGGCACAACACTCTCGCGTGTTACCGATGCACAGAGGCAGGTCCGTTTTTATATCGTAAACGCCATAAATTATCATACTTTTTAGCATCCTTTCTTTTGATCCTCGCACCCAGTAAGGGCCGACTCGCGTATGCGCGTATCGTTGGTACTTGTGGGTTTGGCCGTAAATTTAAGTAAATAGAAGGAGGTTACTGAAATCACGCAAGCCGGTCCTTACCAGGTACGAGGTTAGTTCTATTTAATCGGTGGAGCTAAACCACCACAAACAAGTATTAGAAAGATCTGCAAGATCCATAACGCCAGGATAAACAGTATGTCTTCTTTCGTCATTCGACGACCTCGCAATTATCTAAGATTTCTCGTACCGTCATCGATGTATCTGTTACTCCATTAAAATATCCTCTATCTTTTAATTTCTTTGCAAACACAGTTTCGTTAAATCCTTGTTCGCCTGAATAAAAACTTAACACATCCTTTTCCCACTGCTTGAGTTTTATAGGCTCTTGATATTCTCTGGTTAGCCAATACATCACCTCGGATACAGAGGGTGCAGCCTTATCAAAACCTAACCTCTTTAGATCTTCTTTAAAAACGTCAGTTATGGCCAAGCCTAAATACTCACTATACTTGTCTTGCCCCCTGAGTTTTACATACTCCATCCAGCGATTTGATATCTTCCGTTTGTAATACTCTAAATTAGTCATCCTCTATCACCTTGCAGTTTTCTAAAATGTCTGCGACATCCATTTCCTTATCCTTAATCCCTCTGAAATAGCCCAAGTCCATCATATGCGTTACAGGCCAGTAGGAGCTCACGACTTTATTTACCAGGTGAGTCTCGACCTTGTAGCACATACTAAGCAAGTCAAATTCCCATCTCTTTAATTTGATAGGCTTTTTGCGGTCAGCTAGCATAGCTTTAATACACTCTCCGGTGTCTTTATAAAACTCACATTCCTTGCAAGATATATCAAAGCAGTCAACCTCATATCTACAAATATGCGCAGCTCGACAGAACCAGGTTTCGTTTATAATCCGTCCTTTATTCTCTTCCAAATTCGTCATTTCTCGTCATCTCCTTTTGGCCAGTATCGAACCATGTTAGTAACATCGATCAAAGTACCGATCACCGTGCTCAAGAAATTCTTATGCTCTTTTGTTTCCGCTTTGGCCAACTCATCTCTGTAACCATCGGTCCGATTTTCCAGTCTTTTGATCAATTCTTTTTCGTCAATCTTTTGTTCTTCCACTTTTGGTTGTTCCTGAATTCTCTTTAAAGCAAACTCTAAACCATCTTTATAGCCTTTGTCCCAATACTCCCTTTCCGTTTCATAGGCTATGTATGCTTTAGTTCGTTCGCTTGCTAATTGTCCAATCAATCGTTTCTCGTCAATCATGATTCAACCTCTTCATTATCCTCTCTTATATGTTGTTCTATATATTCAATCATTTCTTCTTTTGTTTTATTGCATAGACCAAGACAAAATAATAACTCTCCTTTACCATCAACGGACTTACCAGATGCGTCATATCCATGTTTCCTAAATCCATATTTACCACTATTAAGAACTGTAAATTCTTCATATGGATATACAATGAAATAATCGTACTTGCTTGATGATTTGTAATACTCCTTTTTAGGCTTTTCGTTTTTAAAACCAACCACTTTATGTAGAATATCGGTAAACTCTTTTACAACATCTAACTGTTCTAGTTCATAAATCCTATCTGCGTACTCTAACATTTCCTTTTTAGTTTTCTCATCAATCATCTAACCACCCCAACTCTTCCATCTGTTGATATATAGCTCTTACTTCTTCTGGCAATAAAGTGTTACTTTGTGTATATACATTGACTCTATTTTCTATGAGATTGAACAGGATAGCCCAACCTTTTCTATATTCAATAAACGCTGACGCTTCAAACTTTTCCCATCCTAACTCTTTAAACATCTGTTCTGCCGTCATTCTAACCACCCGATTTCTTTACACTGTTTAATTACCGCCAACATTTCCATCGCATTTATTGGGGTTGCAAGTTCGCCATCAAAACTATCACGATTTTGTACGCTTGAATTCACAGTGTTGTAGTTTAAATCAAACGATATGTAATGTATATATGTTGATTTTTTTATTGTGTCTTTATCATCTAAATCTGAAAAATAAGTTTCAACTTTTTCATAGATGATGTTTTCACTATCTTTTTTGCTTGTCTTTTCATATCCTAAGCAATTAAACATCTGTTCTGCTGTCATTATATCCACCCCAAATCTTTACACTGCTCATTTATAGCCTTTAGAACATGCATGTTGATATGTCCTGAAGATGTAACAATACCTGATTCATCATCTCGAATAAAATATATCGTTCTATATCCTCTTTCATAGGCTATATGAGATGGTTCATTTGTTGTTTGTTTCCACCCCATACTTTCAAACATTTCTTTTGCTGTCATTTTTTACCTCACTTTTTAAAATATTCATGTCATAACCACTCTTAACAAATTTGATTGTCAAATCATGGTTTATCGAATTTCCAAGTTTCTGATAAATCAGTTCCATCTGATAATTCACCGCTTTTTAACTTATCAATAATTTCAAAGTGATCTTCGATTAGCTCTTTAAAGCAAACTACGGCATCCACAGTCTCTCCGTTCGCTTTTTCTTTTAGGATCTCTAATGCCGTCCTACATTCTTTTTCTGTCACCATATTTACACCTCTTTCCGTAAGGCTTCGATCAGCCTCTTTTGTGTTACGTCTTTTTTATTTAATGCATCGATCATGTCCTCATCGATCGTACCCTTAGCCATCAGATGGTAGATGGTTACGGCCTTTTGCTGACCCTGTCGATAGATCCGGGCGTTGGCCTGCTGATACAGCTCTAAATTCCAGTTAGGCAGTGTGTACCAAATGGCTATACTTCCTCCCTTTTGGAGATTCAACCCATGCCCAGCTGAGGCCGGATGCAGCAGTAGGATATCGATCTTACCCTCATTCCAGGATCGTACATCCTCCGGCCCTTTGACCGTCCTTACGATTTTGCCGGCCTCGACAAAATGGTTGGTCAGTCGATCTAACTCATGTTTAAAGTAGTAAAACACCATGACCGGCTGTCCATTGGCCGACTCGATCAGATCGTCGAGTGCATCCAGTTTGTGATGATGGATATCGACGGTCTTGCTTGATCCTGACTCCTGATAGATCTCACCGGATGCGTACTGCAATAGCTGTCCACAAAGGACTCCGGCATTGGCAGCGATGATGGCCTCATCGTCACCTAACTCCAATAGCTTGTCCCGTTTAAACTGGTCGTATCCTTTTTTCGCTTTTTTGAGATCTACCGGGTAATCGATCACGGTCAGTGGTGGCAGTTTGGTACAGTCGCCCTGTTTGATACTCATGCATATATCGCCAATCCGTTTGTAGATCTCTTCCTCGGCGCCGTCCTGTAAATTCCATTCATAAACTACATAGCCGTTACGTCTGCCGGGCTTTAGGAATCGTCCCCGGAAGGCAGATAAGGTCTTACCTAGTCGCTCGCCTCTGTCCATCAGATAGATCTGACTCCACAGGTCCGGTAAGCCATTGGGTGCCGGTGTACCGGTCAGGCCAATAAACCGATCGACTAAAGGCATCATTTTCCGTAAGGCCTTGAATCTCTTGGACTGTGGATTTTTAAAGGTCGATAGTTCGTCGATGACGACCATGTCAAACGGCCAATCTCTCTGATACGTCTCGATCAGATCCGCCACATTCTCTTTGCCAATCAGATACAAGTCTGTAGATAGATCTACATGTTTCTTACCTTTGGCCATCGGACCGTCGATGATGGTGTACGTCAGGTCTTTGGTATGCTCCCACTGCTGTATCTCATCCGGCCATGTGGACTGTACGACTCGTACCGGTCCGATGATCAGCACCTTTGATACCTCGATATACATCAGCCTTTGAATGATGGTCAGTGTACAGACCGTCTTGCCCGCTCCCATCGGTAGCAGCAATCCACACTTTTTATGGTCCAGCCCCCATTGGATGGCCTCACGTTGATAGGGATGTGGTTTAAAGATCACAACTATACACTCCTTTGCTTAACCCTTTGATCAGATTATCGACACCAGCTTTGGAGTCGATGATCTTTGTCCGATGACCAAGCCCCTGCAATTGGTGTAACCGGAACTGCTGGACTTTGGACACCCGACCTGTCTCCGGCTTTTTTAACTCGACAAAGACGATCTGCCGGTTGCCGATCACGATACGGTCTGGCACGCCGGTCGTTCCCGGCGATACCAGTTTCCAACACAGCCACCCTCTGGCCTGCACCTGTTCTTTCAGGTACTTCTCGATCTGTTTCTCAAGCATGAGTGCACATAAATTCGTTCAGGACATGCTGTGCGCCATCAATGGAGTCATACCTACCTAACACCACTTCCTGTCCATTGAGTAATGCTCCCTTAACCCAAATGCCATCCTCATCGGATGAGATATAAATCGCCGTACAATCGGCTACCAACGTATTCGCTTGATTCATAATTAACATGTTCTTTTCCTCCTTAAATCTCTGGCTCGATTACTTCGTCATCTTCTATGCTTTTAATAGCATCTAAAGCAAACTGTAAAGATTGGATAAACTCCTCGCACTCATTTGCACCATCAATACATATTTCTAATTCTTTGCCCCCATTACTCTCGGTCACATCAAAATCAACACCACTGTATTCAGGTACGATAAGTTTTATATAATTTCGTTTACTATTGCCACTTCCTTTATTTGTTCCGGCTATCACATCGACACCGTATATTTCAAAGAAACGGGTTTGAAGATAGTCCACATAATCTTTTTTTGTTTTTACTACTATTCTGATTCTTTTATCCATTTTCTCTCACCTCCAATATGCTCTGACAACGAGACAACGCGCGCACGCGTATATACGGCCACGCTCATTCACATATGTATATTGCGTATATATATATGTATTTTTATGTTTTTATACTTTTATAAGAAAATGCGTTGTCATTGTTGTCGTATCTCAAATAAGTCCTTTGTTTATCTGACTTTTCATTGGCAACGCACTATCCACAATGCGTTGTTTTAGCGTTGCCGTATGTTGTCACTTGTGACAAATCTTAAATTTTTATCAAACTTAGTGCGTTGTCAGCGGTGTCCATTTTCCAGGTCTAATAAATGCCTTTTGTCGCTTATATTCATTGTGGTCGATCCACACCGGGTTTTTAGCTTTTTCCCAACCCAGATGTTTCATAATCGACGTAATCTCCCGCTGCTCGACTGTTGTAAAACTCCTCTTTAGCCCCCGGAAGACCTCGACCCAAATCTCGATACCACTCACACGATCACGCTGCATTGTACCGGTGTTTTTTTCTTCATCATTTTCCAGCCATGCACATCTATCCGCAGCGCTCATTTCATACCAGTTTTCAGGCAATAAAGTATCCAGATAGTTTGCGATATCTTCTTCTTTAGAGGACCTAAACGTAAATTCATCCTGTACCTCAAGTGCTCTTTGTGCGAGTTCACCCTCTAAATACAAAGGCTCACCGTGCTCATACCGATACTTGGCCTCGGCCCATATCTGATCTCGCTCCTTTGGCAGATCGTCAAACACGGACTTTGTCGGCTCTTGCTCTCTAACCCTTACCGGCCAAAAGCGACGATTGCCTGTGTAATCTCTTAAAAACTCATAGTCATTGGTCGTCCCGAAGAAAACGCATTGTCTGGGGTAATCTTTGACATTTGTACCGTAAGCCTTCCTATATCTATCTGATTGCTTGGATATAAACTGTTTCATGGCCTCTATATCCGTCTTTTTCGACGCCGCCAGTTCGGCGATCTCGATGACCCAAGAGCCATGCAGTGCCTCATAGGCCTCCTTACCGGACATGGTCACTATGGAGTCGCTAAACCATTGACCGCCCATGACTTTTAAAAGGTAACTCTTCCCGACGCCCTGCGGCCCGGCCAAGGTCAAGATATAGTCCATCTTGCATCCTGGCGTATAGATACGGGCCACAGCAGCCGTAAAGGCCTTGCGGGCAACAGCACGAACATATAACTCATCGTGCACTCCCAAGTAATCAATGAGTATGTTGTCGAGTCTAGGCACACCATCCCATTCCAGAGAGTCCAAGTAGTCCCTTACCGGATTAAAGGCATTTTCCTCATGGACAAGTGCCAATGCTTTCCGCATCTTGTCATTGCTTAGATTAAGGTTATAGACCTTTTCCATGTGCAGACTCAATCCGGCGTCATCGACATCATCCCATCCAGGCTCAGCCAGGTTATACTTGCGCCACGGCAAATCACCAAATCGTACAGCCTTCTGATTAAACTGATCATAGCCACCGATCGAATTTTTGAGCTTTGGATCGTGCTGCATGATCAGCTTGGCATTGTTGATGGACGATACGAAGTTTCCTTTAGTATCGACCTCAAGCTCCTTTTGCCACTCGCCGTCATCCTCATCCAGGTCTTCTTCAAAGTCTTTCCATGCTTCCGCGATAGCGTCCTGTCCCAAGACAAGCTTTGTCTCCTCATCGTCTTTTAATAGATTGGACAAAGCCTTAAAACTGGGCATATTGCCAGCGGTAACTTTATTACTAACGCCATCGTCCAACTCACCAAATTTATGGATGCGGACAAGATCGAAAGCGTTGTGACTGTGAAAGTCACTTGCCGGATCGGTGGAATGATTGGAGTAGGCCAACCGCCCATCTTCGTAAATGACCAACCCTCCGGCCGTAGATCCTTCAGCGTATGTCCAGCGATCGTCTTTATCTGTTGGTGTATAGACTTCCGGTATAAACTTACTGATAGCCTCCTGCACCGTGTAGGCCTTGCAGAAAGCACCGACGATCCCTTTTTTCTTGGTAGGATCTTCCTGTTTTCTTGATGGCTTTTTTATGACGTCTTTCGTCCGCTCGCTGTATGGCCACGTGGACATATCCCGCCAATCCGGATGTTGGCTCAACATCGCATCAACATCCAGCCAGTCATCCTCGTAATACCGATATAGGTAGTCGCCGTCTTTACTTGTAGACGGCCAAAACATCATGCGACTAGGCTGATAAGTGGTATCGTCAAACATCAGCATGGAGCTGTCCATCTGCTGCGCTACGGTGCGTGCGATAAACTCATACTCGTCAGCGTTGACATCTCTTGATAGCGGTAAGATTAGTCTTAGCTTAGGTTTGCTTAGCGTATGCTTATGTGTCGAGTACACCACCATCGCATATCCCGGACTGCCCAGCATGTCCCAATCGTCAACAATATCCATGCTGGCGTCATCAAGATCCAGCGTGATCATGGATCGGCTGACCACCGTCTCCTTACCACGCTTACCATCTTTTAAATAGCCGCCGACAAACCCGCCAACGTCCTTGATATCGGACTGTCTCTCTTTCGACATGGCTCGATATTCGTTCAGTGTTTCATGGGTGTATGTCGTGGTTTCTAATTTTTTTACAAGGTCGGACCAGGCGACCTTTTGGTTATGATATTTTTTATCTTTTCGATTTTTACAGACTGCGATGCTTAACTTTCTGTTTTCCATCAGATCGCCTAATCCTTTCTATAGTATTCACTGGTAAAGCCGTCGGCCGTCAGGAGCAGTCCCGGCGCCCATTCGATTGGCTCTCCCATTAGTTCTTCAATTCTTTTTAAATGTTCCTCGGCATCCTCGCTCGGCACCTCGACAATGACCTCGTCGTGGACATGCATGACGATGTGATAACCGGCCTGTTGGATCTTTGTCATCGATACGGCCAGACAGTCACGAGCGATGGCCTGGATCAAGTTTTCGGTAAGCTTTCCGCCCCACGTCTTGGTGCGCTCCCACTTTCGGGTTGTCTGATTCATCCCCATGTATGTGAGCTCCCGACCGTCAAATCGAGGCTGTACATAGGCCAGTGACCGCCCAGAGGGCAATGTCATAAACAAGATGCCCTTAGCGTATTTGAAACTTACGCCGTGACGGCATTTGACTCTGAGTCTTGTATCGATGGCCTCAATAGCGGCATCGCCCAGCTCACGCCATAACTTGACCACGTGAGGACTTGACCGGCGCCATTTCTTGACGATGTCATCCATCTCTTTTTCAGACAGACCCATTTGCTCACCGCCCATTTTTCGCAAAGCTCCGACACCGCCGCCATAGCCGCAATTATGTACGAGATATCCTCTTACCGTGAATGTGTGTCTTTCCCCGCAGTTGAGGATGTCATAAACCTTCTTTGATTTATACAATTTTGTTGATGGGTAACCCATCGAAGATTTCCCGGCTCGTAATGGCCGTTGACGTCGATCCTGTCGAGTTCTAAACTCCTGTCTGGATAACCGTAAGTATCCATCATATACTGGCAAGCTTCGTTGATACTTTTGAAGCGAAATTCTATTCCTCTTGCCCCATAGTTTTTGTAATTTCCGTCCTTTGGATTTGTGCATCTTTGTTTTGCTGCCGTAAACCTTTTGTACAGCCACACTGGAGCATGTCTTACCTGTGTACAGTGTTGACAACCCTTTGACAAACCTCTTTGGAGATTTTCTAAGTTTACCCATTTTATATCCCCACAGTCCTGACACCTTGCGAGTACATAAGGTCTGTGCCATCCCTTTGTCCATCTTTTCTCTGGGCTGATGATTTCCAGATGACCGTAAACCAACCCAACCATTTCCGGCTTCAAGGAGATGTGATCCGCTTTTGGCGGATTCTCCAAAGTGTATGGCGTTGTGTTTCCCTTCAACGTAGACCAAGTGGTCGGGAGTTGCTGTGACTCCATCATAAGTAATCACTCCTTTTATTCCTCGGTAAACCAACCCATCGTGCTTATCAAATTCGGTACCATCCCAGACTAGCATTTTCTTAGTTATATATTTAATCGGTACCCAACCTTGATCAGTCAGGACAGGTTCGTACTCTGATATACAAGCCAATTCTGCCACCTTACCTTTTTTACGGAGATGGCTGTTTTGTCCATGTTTTTCAACCGGCACGCCGAACATTTGGGTAGCCGACATACAGTAGATATCGCCACCATTGGCAAATACGTCCTGTCGCCATTTCTCGTCGGCCATCCATGCGACCACTCTAGCCTCGATGGCTGAGTAGTCAGCAATGGCAAACGTCATGCCCTGAGGCGGTACGATGAGTGTTCGTATCAGTGTCGAGAAAACATCGTTCATGCTGCCGTATAGCATTTCTATCTCGTCCCACTGTTTGGATTTGACCAGCTGACGAGCTAAGGCAATATCCTCAAAAGCGTTGCGTGGGAAGTTCTGTGGCTGGATCAGACGTCCGGCCCATCGCCCGGTACGTCCTGCGCCGTAAAACTGGAAAGCCCCGTGAATCCGTCCATCACTGCAGATGGATCTCTCGAAAGCCTCGTACTTCTTGACCGAGGTCTTGCCTGTCTCTTGTCTCAGCTCCAAGATGCGCTTTGAGCTAGGCTTAAGATCTAACTTGAGCAGTTGATCCACGTCATCTTTTGTCAGACTGTCGATCTGTCGCCCCTCCTGTTCCGTCAGCCAATGCTTGAGCTGTACAATGGAGTGGACATTGATTCCGCCTGTGAGCTCTTCACATTCTTTTCGCATATGAGCTTCGTAATCCATCGAGTATCCAATCACTTTGTCCATCAAATCCGTATCCACACCAATACCGTAATCATTGATAGACTGATCCAGGCAGTATAGCTGCTGCTCACTTTCCGGCAAGGGGAACTTCATGAGTCTTTCATAGATGGCTTGTTCCGTGACCACATCCTGTCTGTTGTACTCCTTGAAGAGATCCCACTTTTCCATATCGTGATGTGGGTAGTTCCTTGTCCGTTGCCCATTGGCCTGTGTCGGCTTACATGGCTTGCAGAAATATGTGATCAGCCTTTTACCTACCGCCATCTTCTGTTTGTCCTCGCCAAGATTGAGGGCTTTACCGACATCAGCCAGTGATGCCGGAAAGCCTAGCGATAAAGCATGGACCATTGTGCAGTGCCACGCCTTTGGATCTAAATGAGTATTGAGAAACTTTGATAAACAGATTCTTTCAAACGCTGCGTTATGGGCAACTTTTGTGATATCGGAACTGAGGATGTCGTCAAGAACTTGCGTTGGCCATCCTTCCCTTTGCGCTACATCAATGACCGTTACCGGCTCATCATCGTAGGTATAGGCAAGGAGCAGAATTTCAAAGTTGGGGCTATCGACGTATCGATACGCCCCGCACTTGCCGATGTCGATGTCCGAGTATGTCTCCAAGTCGATGTGTAATACTCGACTCATCCAAGCAGATCGTCATCGTAGTCCGCATCTTCCAATTCTTCGGCAAAGTCATCCGCTGCGGATGTCCAACCGCTGAATCGTTCCCCGTCTCTCGTCTTTAATACGTTGTTCAGAGATGCCGAGATACCGGTCTGTACATTGTTGTATGGGTAAACGCTTAATGATACTTTTCCGTAGCATCCACTGTAAACGATGTCTTCCCCACCGTTTTCTTTGGTGATCAACTGCTTACCTGTTTCTTTGGCTAAGACCTGTGGCGCCTTTGTGGATTTTAAATTCATGATGTAATGACCTGCATAGTTTTCATCCGTTGACAATTCTTCGTCTTGATCCGCATCTCTCAAAAGTCCGTAGTTGCTTCCAACCGGTCGGATCATTGGACTGGCCTTGCTGGCAAAGGCTTTTCCGTATTTTTCGACACCTTCCTGTTTGGCCTGTTCATAGGCTGCTTTAATGGCACCGATTGTCTTTTTATCGGTCTTCGGGATCAAGATCGCCATTGAGTACTTGGCCCCCTGCCCTTCCTGGAACGCATACGGCTCGAATAAGTGACAAAAGCTAAATCTTACTTCTCCTGTTTTTACTTTTACTGACATTGTGTGTTTCCTCCTTATTTCAAATCTTCCGCAAAGTCATTAGCGGCACTGTCATATTCCGGTCTTTTATCGCTTTCCGGCACAAGCGTTGGCTTGCCTTTCGGCTTTCCGATGTATGGCATAGCGATACCGGTAAATAGTTTCTTTCCGATTCGCTTTTCCAATGTAGTTATCGTTTCTAATTTCGGTTTTGTCATGATGACGTCATCGCCATACTCCATCTTATGGAGCGCCTCGATGAGTCCTGGCTCGTCCAATACCTTTCGGTTGGATCGTCCTTCCACTACCTTAAATCCTTTAAACTTAGTACCTTCTAGGGCTCGATCTAAAGCATACTGC